CTAAGGTAAATAGTCCTGAAAGAGAAAGTTCGCATCGACCCGGAGGGCACCGAACAGGGCGCATAGCACCTGCGGCTTCGGGAAACTGATGCCGTTTTCATAGTTGGTAATGGCGCTGGGGGTTACACCCACCAACGCGGCCAACTCCTTGCAGGACATGCCACGCTTTTTTCGGGCTTGTTTGATGCGGTTGCCAATACTCATAGAACACCCCCGAAGATCATACTAGCAATACTGTTGCAATAACTATGCCCCACATGACAGCAGATAGAACTGCGGCATAAGTGCGGCACAGCCGCGCCTCTGATGCAGCCTTTCCCACGATTTCCGCACAGCTGTCCAGGCGTAGGCAATAGCAGTGGATCATACTTTCAAATCCTTCAATATCGTCCATGCGGGGGATTTCCTCCGAAAAAGGCTCCGGCAATTTCTGCGGCGGTGTACAAACACGAGACAATACCACACACAGAATAACCGGCAGGGCTGCATAGGCAAGTGAAATCAGGACGCTTTGTTTCTCGAACCATCTGAACGCTAAGATGATAGCGGCGGCGGAACTAGCAAACCAATAGGCGCCAAAGGAAAAGAGGCTGCTTACATTCGGGGGCAATGCTCCAAACGCGTCAACTAACCGGGTCTTACTCTGAAAGTATAGACGCAAAATGGCGGGGGCGCACTTCGTGTTGACGCAAACTTCTCCCGTAGTCGGGCAGGTGGAATGTGTTGACCAGTATTTGTCTTGAAACCCTGATAGCTGATCTTCCAAGTCGAGGTAACTCAAATGCCATCGTGTACCCCTGTAAGCCAGATAGCCAAGCAGGAGCGCAGATACGAAAAATAGAGCAAGTTTTATGATCGTCATTGTTTCCACTGCCTTGCCCTCCTTACATCGGGATGGGGAAACGGCGCTTGGTGATAACGCGGCCCTGACAGATCAGGGTGCGGTTGCTGCTGGGGCCGAGAACCACATCAGCGTCAGAGCGGTCACGATTGAGAGAAAACAGGTACACCATGCCCAGCGGGTCGTGGTAATACTGCTTGCAGACGGTGCCGCTATCCACGCAGAAAATACCAATGTCGCCGTTGACCATAGCGTCGTGGTTGACAAAGACGATGGAGCCATCCGGGAAATACGGTTCCATGGAATCGCCTTGCAGACGAACGGCAAAAGCCGCGCCCTGAGGATCGTCCGGCTTGAGGGGGTACGGCTCGAAATCCACGCCCATGGTGGGAACCGCGATACCGGCGGCGGCAGGCTCCGCATAGAGGTTGATAACTTTCGGTTCCTCCTCCATCGTTGCACCGTCCATAAAGCGGGCTTCGTCTTCCATGCGGGCCAGCTCCGTATCGGTCAGGTCACGCACGGCCTGACGGCCCCAGTTGTCCAATTTATCATAATCCCGCGCCATGCGCATTGCCTCGTCCGATACGGACGGGGCTTTTTTTGTTTTAGAAAAGCCGGTGTTGAGAAGATCGTCGCCAGTGACGCCAAGTGCATCCGACAATAGTTTGATTTTCTCAACGTCTGGCTCACGATAGCCGAGTTCATAACCCGTGATGGTGGTCTTAGATACACCGATAGCCTTTGCAAGGGCTTCTTGTGTCAGGCCCTTAGCTTTTCGGTAAGTTCTGACGCGATCTCCAAATGTCATGTTTATCACCTCTTGCTTGCATTATATTTGCTTAGCCTCGGCTTGTCAATAAAAAGTTCACATCGTGCAAACTTTTTGCACAAAAGCACTTGACAAGTTTGCGAAACGAGAATATTATAAAAACGAAGATTGCGAAACGCAAACCTGCGGGATGGGAGGTGAGAAAATGTTTCCTAATCTTTTGGGGCAAAAAGCTGCTCGGCATCTGACGGACGAGGATATGGCGGCCATTATCGGTATTAGCCGGACTGCCTATCAGGCTAAAAAGAAAAGCGGTCGTTTTACCGCTGAAGAGTGTCACAAATTCTGTGCTTTTTTTGGCAAGAGCTTTGAATACCTCTTTGCCAAAGACGGAGACGATTACGCGAGTTGAGCGTAAAAAACAGCCCGCGGACGGCGGGCAGGGAGGTGAGAGGACGTGAGATACAACATTTCTCCGGAGACGCTGGAGGTTCTGAAAAGCGTGGAGAGCAACGCGCTGGTGCTTGAGACTGCGGACACCATCTGCGCCGCGCTGCGGGGGAAGGGCTTTTCGCCAGTTCAGGCAGAAGCGGTGCTGGAACTGGCGAAAAGCAAGCTGATGATAGACAGCAAGCTGGCCTAAAACGGCAGTTCCTCATCGACCAGCTTGAAGGAGAAGTCCTCAGTAGAGGAAAGGTCGCGAAAAGCCAGCAGTGCGGTGCACAGGGTGGCGTAGGTATCGGCGGCAAGGGTGGCCCCGCAGTTGGGGCAGGAAAGTGCGCTACGGTCAGAAAAGCGCCCGGAAGTCAAGGCGAAGCCGCAGTTACACCTACGGCAGCTTACATTTATACGAATATCCAAGGTTTCACCTCCTTTCCTGCTCAGTGTAGCACACGGGACGGACAGGAGGCAAGAAAAAACAGCGCGCACGGGGTACTTGCCTTTTATGGAGCGCCCGAGGGAAGGAGCGTCAGATCGGAGAGCATACCCTCGATGGCAATCACGTCCTTTCCCGCCCATGGGCGTTCCCTAAAGGGCAAGTACCAGTATGACAGAGCGGGCATCAAAACGCAAGAGAAACGCATAAAAACAGCCCGCGGACGGCGGGCGGGGAGGTGAAAAAAGGTGCTGATATGGGCGGGGCTGCTGCTGGATGCAACGGCGTTGGCAATCAACGCCTTATGGCTGGTGAAGCTGATCCGATCAGCGGGGGAAGAAGTACGCAAGCGCCGCAAGGATGGCCGCGACTACACTCGCTACAGCAGCTATTACGGCTACTATCTTCGTAGTGCGGTTCTCGGCGCGAACATAGGTGCGCTCGTTTGTATGCTCCTCCGTGTCTGTAGCAAGCTTTGAGCGGTAGGCACGGCCTTTGGGCGTGAGAACGACCTGAGAATACGCGGTCAGGCTGGCGCTGATATAACCGCCGTCTTTGAGCATTTGCAGGAAACCATCGGTTTCCAGAATGCTGGGGAACGCATTGAGGAGGTCTGCGTAATCCGCGTGACCGCCGTGGTCACACAGGTAATTCAAGATTTTAAGTTCCACAAAAACACCGCCTTTCCTCTCAATTCTACCATGAAAGGACAGACGGTACAAGAAAAACCACCTTACCACAGGAAGGAGATACCCATGATCGAGACATTAACACTGAATCAAACCGCCGCGTATCTGCGGCAGCACGGCCTGAGCATTTCCAATCCGGCGCTGGCCAACGGCATCCAGCAGGGGCAGTATCCGTTCGGCATCTGCATCGTCAGCGCGGAGGGCTGCCGGTCGTTCCAGATTTTCAAGACGCTGCTGGACAAATGGATCGCAGAAAGGACGGTGTGCGCATGATCGCCTACATCATGATCTATATCGGGGCGCTGACCGTGGCCGTGAAGTTCATGCGTTTCATCGACCGGCTGGAAGGGCGGCGGTGATGAACAGTGGAGACATACCTTGAATTTCTCCGCTCCAAGATCGTGCTGGCCAGTGAGACAGGCTTTACGCTGCCGCCGGAGGAGATCAACCCGGCGCTGAAGCCGCACCAGCGGGACGCTGTTTTATGGGCGCTGCGGGGCGGCAGGCGGGCGCTGTTTGAGAGCTTCGGTCTCGGCAAGACCGTGCAGGAGCTGGAGTTCTGCCATCAAGCGGTGCGCCACGAGGGCGGCAAGGCGCTGATCGTGCTGCCGCTGGGCGTCCGACAGGAGTTCACGCGGGACGCGGTGGAGCTGCTTCATTACGCGGCGCCGGAGTACATCACCAGCATGGCGGAAGCGGACAGCGCCGCCGGAGATATCTTAATGACCAACTATGAGCGGGTGCGGGACGGGGACATAGATCCCACGCGGTTTACGGCCGTGGCGCTGGATGAAGCGTCGGTGCTGCGTTCCTTTGGCAGCAAGACCTACCAGACGTTTCTGCCGAAATTTCAGGGCGTGAAGTACAAGCTAGTTTCCACGGCGACACCATCGCCCAACCGGTACAAGGAGCTGATCCACTACGCCGGGTATCTGGAGATCATGGACACGGGACAGGCTCTGATACGGTTTTTCCAGCGGGACAGCACCAAGGCCAACAACCTGACGCTGTACCCCCACAAGGAGGATGAGTTCTGGCTGTGGGTGTCCAGCTGGGCGCTGTTCATTGGGAAGCCCTCTGACCTGGGCTATGACGACACCGGCTATGCACTGCCGCCGCTGGATGTGCGGACGCATATCGTGCGGGGCCGGTACGGCGAGGACGCTGACCGGGACGGCCAGTTCAAGCTGATGCACGACGCGGCGGTATCGCTGGCGGAAGCGTCACGGGAGAAGCGGGAGAGCATTGACGAGCGCGTGGCCGTGGCGAAAGAGATCGTGGACAGTGATCCGGAAGCGCACTTCCTTCTCTGGCACGATCTGGAGGCGGAGCGGCACGCCATCTGTAAGGCCCTGCCGGACACCGTAGATATCTACGGCAGTATGGACTATGCCGAACGGGAGAAGCGGGTGATCGACTTCTCGGAGGGCCGCTGCCGGCTGTTTGCCACCAAGAAGAGCCTGAGCGGCAGCGGGTGCAACTTCCAGCGCCATTGCCACAGGGCGATTTTCGTCGGTATCGACTATGAATTTAACGATTTTATTCAGGCGGTACACCGGATCTATCGCTTTCTCCAGACGGAGCAGGTGGTGATCGACATTATTTACACGGCGGCGGAAGATCCTATTTACCGTGTGCTGATGGAAAAATGGAAGCAGCATGAGTACCTGCAAGGCAAGATGCGGGAGATCGTGCAGAAATACGGCTTGAGCGGTTCCGCCCAGACGGAGCGCATGGCCAGAAGCATAGGAGTGGAGCGCGTGGAAGTGAAAGACAAAAATTACACGCTGGTGAATAACGACTGCGTGGAGGAGACGGCAAGGATGGCCGAAAACAGCGTGGATATGATCCTGACCTCCATCCCGTTTTCCAACCACTACGAATACACCCCCAGCTATAACGACTTCGGCCACAACGAGGATACCCGCCGGTTTTTTGAGCAGATGGACTATCTCAGCCCCAATCTGCTGCGGGTGCTGAAGCCGGGGCGCGTGTTCTGCTGCCACGTCAAGGATCGGGTGCTGTTCGGCAACGCCACCGGCATGGGGATGCCTACCATGGAGCCATTCCACGCCATGTGCATCCGGCACTATATGCAGCACGGCTTTGCCTATTTCGGCATGATTACCGTGGTGACGGATGTGGTACGGGAGAACAACCAGACGTACCGGCTGGGCTGGACAGAGCAGTGCAAGGACGGTTCCAAGATGGGCGTCGGCTGCCCGGAGTACATTCTTTTATTCCGGAAGCTGCCCACCGACCGGAGCAAAGCCTACGCCGACGAGCCGGTACATAAGACCAAAGAGGAATACACCCGCGCCCAGTGGCAGATAGACGCTCACGGGTATTGGCGCTCCTCCGGCGACCGGCTGGTGACGAAAGAGGAGATTATGGCCATGGACACCGGCAAGATCCAAGCGGCCTACCGCAAGTACAGCCGAGGCACGGTGTATGACTACGCCGCGCATGTCCGCATGGCGAAGGAGTTGGACGAAAACGGGAAGCTGCCCGCCACCTTCATGGTGGTGGCTCCCGGAAGCTGGACGGATGAGGTATGGGACGACATTAACCGGATGCGCACCCTGAATACCACCCAGAGCCAGCGCCGCCAGCAGCTCCACGTCTGCCCTCTCCAGCTGGATATTGTAGACCGCTGCATCAACCGGTACAGCAACCCCGGCGACCTTGTGTATGACCCCTTCGGCGGGATCGGCACGGTGCCGCTGGAGGCGGTCAAGGCGGGGCGAAAGGGTCTTGCCTGTGAACTGAACAACGGCTATTTCCGGGACGCTGTGGGCTACCTGCAGGAGTTCGAGCGGGAGGACATGAACATTTCCCTGTTCGACCTGATGGGGGAGGTGTCGGGATGAGCGAGGCGAGAAAAGCCTATTCCAAGGCATTCTACGCGGCCAACAAGCCGTATTTCGCTGCGTACCGCAAGGCAAATTCCGGGAAGCTTGCCCGATATTCCAGTGACTACTACCGAAAGAATCAGCTTCGGTACGCGGAGGGACAGCGGTTTTTGCAAGAGGCTCGCATGCGCCTGGGCTGGTCGCAGGCCGCCGTTGCTGCGGATGTGGGCGTAAGCCAGGCGACGATCACACGGCTGGAGACCGGGGCGCAGCCGCTGGAGACCTTCCGCAAGCGGGACAAGCTGCTGGAGGTGCTGGGGGTGGCGGGATGAGCGTGATGCTGGAACATCAGGTGACACCGCAAAGCCCCTGTACGCCGGACTGCCCGGACAGAAGCGGCGACTGCATGCTGCACTGCTCCCACGGGTACGCCGAGTATCGGGCGGCGCGGGACAAGGTGTATGCCGCCCGAGCAGCGATTGCCGAGGCCTCGCGGATCGCCAGCGCCGGAAAGCGGAAAGCCTCCGCGAAAAAGGCCCGGATGAAACACAGACACAAGAGATGATTTTGCGGGTAACGCCCGCTGAAAAGGAGGAATTATTTTGCAGATCGAAAACCGAGAAGAGGCCCAGCGGTCTATCTTGCAGATGTGCCGGGGCGCCTTTCAGGAGCGTGTGGACTACGAAATGCCGCACCTGATGGAAAACATCTTCGACCCCAACACAGCCGCCAAGGCAAAGCGCAAAGTGACCATCACGCTGGAGCTTTGCCCCGACGACACCCGCCAGAACATCGTGGTCAACTGTCTGGTCAAGACGACGCTGGCCCCGTCCAACCCCGCTACCACGATGCTGTACGCCGTAGACGAGCATACGGTGGTGGAGATGGTGCCGCAGATTCCCGGCCAGATTGCCGTTGACGGCAGCGAACAGGAAGCACCGGCCCGCTTGAAGCTGGTCAATTTTGAATAAAAAGGAGAAAGAATCATGTTGAAGGAAGCCATTGAAAAGATCGAGGAACTGGCAAAGCCGCTTCTTTGGGACAAGGGGGGGCGCACCTACGCCGTGGACAAATACGGCGAAGCGCATGAGATTATCCCGGAGGCGGTCTATCAGGTCTGTCTGGAACTGAACAGTCTGGACGCGCTGGTGCAGATGGTCAGGACGGAGGGCGTCAGCGTTGATCGCTGTGCGGACAAGCTGTATCTGTCCGTGAAGGATCACATGACCGTGGCCTGCTTCGGCCATCCGCAGAAGGATTTGCGGGAGGAGCGTATTAACTACTATGAGGCACAGGCGAAGGACGTTCCCGGCTGGGACGGCGAGGTGAAGATGGCCTTTGACAAGGCGGCTGTGGCCTTGCAGACCCGTTTTCAGGATGGCGGCGACCGCGATTACACGCTGACGCTGCTGAGCCAGATCACTTGCGGCGCGAAGGTCACTTACAACGACATTGGCGTGGCGACGACAGTGGTCACACAGAAGGGCGTTTCGCTCCAGCAGAACAGCACCATCCGCCCGCTGGTGAAGCTGCGGCCTTACCGCACCTTCCAAGAGGTGGAGCAGCCGGAGGGCCTGTTCCTGATCCGCATTGACGAGAGGGGCATTACCTTCACGGAGGCGGACGGCGGCATGTGGAAGCTGGCGGCCCGCAAGACCATCAAGGCCTATCTGGAGGAAGCGCTGAAGGATATGATCGACGATGGCCGTGTGGTCGTGATGATGTAAGTAAAAAAAGCCCCGGCGGAGCTGGCACTCCGTCGGGGCGGGCAAAACCTTTGAAAAAGATTTTACAGGAACAGTTTACCGCCCTTTGGGGCGGATGTCAAGGAGAAACGTATGTACCGATGCAATGAGACCGGGCGGGAGTTTGAGGAACCCCGGTACGATCCCGACTTCTGGGACAAAGGCGACGGGGCGAAGGTGTGTCCCTGCTGCGGCGACACCGACTTTGAAGAGGTCTATCCCTGCGATATCTGCGACAGCTATTCCAGCTGGGATGAATGCGGTTTTGTAGAGCACTACCAGACATGGTATCTCTGCCCGGACTGTCGGAGGATCGCCATCATCAACCTGTTTGAAAAAGGCGCTCAGGAGTTGGGCGACACGGAAGGGGCTTGGCTGGACGATGTGCTGGACGGCAACAGCTGGGCGGATTTGAAGAAAATTTATGAGGAGGCAAAGAAAAATGGCACTGTTACCCTTTGAAGAACTGATTAAGGTCGATGTGAGACCCTTCTGCGAGACGCGGAAGGCCAAGGACGACAACGGCAACATGGTGGATATCCCCTATCTGAACTGGGCCAAGTGTGTGAAGCTGCTGCACGAGAACGGCGCGAAGGACGTATGGTTTACGCCCCGCGTCTGCCCGGAGACAAAGACCTATCTGTGGCCGCAGGCGGACGTGACCACCCGGAAGGGCTACAAGACGCAGTGCTGGTTCGTCAGCGTGGAAATCCACATCGACGAGCTGGTGTTCAACATGGACACGCCGCTGCTGAACGGGGCGCTGGTGGTCTATGAGGACACGCTGAACCAGCTGCGTATTTCCAACGCGCAGGCCCGCGCCTTCGTGAAGGGCGTGGCGCTGCGAACGGGACTGGGCTTTGACCTGTGGGCCGAGAGCGGCGACGGGGACGACGGCGAGGACGATCTGAGCCGCCACAGCATCTGGGCCATCCGGGAACGGCTGGAGCGGGCTATTACCGCCAAGGAAAAGGCGGGGCTGGATCACAAAGACCTGCTGGCCGCCCTGCGGATCAACGACAAGCAGCTGAACCAGCTGATGGGCTACTTCGCCAAGCTGGACGGCCTTGAGAAAGCGGTGAGCAAGCTGTGATCCACGATCAGGACAGGAGCGGGTGGTTCGGGGCCAGCGACACGGCTACCATCATGGGATCGTGGGAGACGGAGACGTTCCGAAAGTGGTGGGCGGTGAAGCTGGGCATCCGGCAGGATCACTACACCAACGCCGCCATGCAGGCGGGCACGGCCTATGAACACAAAATCCTGGACGCGCTGGGGGTAAAGACCCATGACCGGCAGATCAAGGTTTACGCCCTGCGGCTGCGGGTGAACTACGACGGGGACGATGCCCAGACCGTTACGGAGGTCAAGACCTACAGCAAGGCTCCCTTCAAGGTGAGCCGCGCCTACTGGATGCAGTGTCAGGTGGAGATGTTTGCCAGTGGGTGGGGCCTGCGGCGGCGGAAAGCCTGCCGGATCGCGGCCTATCCGGTCGGCGAAGCGGAGAAGCAGAACTTCTTTTTGCCCGTCGACCCCGGCAGGATCAGCCTGTGGCCCATCGAGTACGATGAGACGTGGGTGGAGGAGAAGTATCTGCCCCGCCTGCGGTATCTGGCCACGTGCCTGAAAACAGGCCGGTGGCCCCGAAAGGAGGAAGTGCCATGCAGCAGGTGACGGTGGACGCCGCACGGTGGCTGCGGGACGGCGACGGGTCGTGGCTGGCCTTCCGGGTAGGCAGCGACAAGACGGCTATGGACGTGTGCGACAGCCTGAAAGCCGGGAAGGAATACAACCTGACGTTGAAGCGCAAGGGCCGCAGTCTGGACGCCAACGCCTATTTCTGGGTGCTGGTGAATCGGCTGGCGGACAAGCTGAAGATCGAGCCGGAGGGCATCTACCGGGCCTATATCCCGGATATCGGCGGCGGCTATGAGGTGGTGCCGGTGCGGGAGGATCGCATTGACGCATGGGAAAAGGTCTGGTGCAGCGGCCATATTGGCCGGATGATCGAGGACATGGGGCCGTGCCGCAACATCAAGGGCTATCACACTGTCCGGTCTTACCTATCTTCCAGCGATTACGACACGGCTCAGATGTCACAGCTCATTGAGTTGGTGGTGGCGGACTGCAAACAAAATGGCATCGAAACTATGACGCCCAGAGAGCTGGACGCGCTTGTGTCCCGGTGGGGCGAGGTGAGCGTATGAGCACAGCAAAAATCTATACCGCCCACGGGAAGTCTTTGACCATGCGGCAATGGGCGAAGGAACTGGAACTGCCGCAAAAGACATTGCGGAACCGGCTGGACAGGGGGTGGACGCCGGAAGCGACCTTCACGCCGGGAAAGCAACTGCACCGGGGCGGCACAACAGGTTCGCGCCGCACTGACCACACAGGAGAGCGGCACGGGATGCTGGTGGTCGACCACTGCCTCGGATCGGGGCCGGATGGGCCGAAATGGCTCTGCGTGTGCGACTGCGGCAAGACGCGGGTGGTACTGGCGCGGAATCTGAGAGGCGCATACAGCTGCGGCTGTAAGGCGAGGAGAAAGGCAGACCGCCGCCCCGGCCATCCACAACCATGCTGGACGTGCCGGAACTACGCCGGAGGGTGCAGTTGGTCGCAGAAGTACCCGGAGCCTGTGAAGGGCTGGGACGCGACCCCCACCACGAAATATCAGGGGAATGCGGGCGAGGTCACATCTTTCGCCATCCATTACTGCCCGGAGTATGTACCTGACGGAACGGAGGTATTGATGAATGGGTGAGAGACGGTGTTATTTTTGCCGCAAGAACGGCAGCGCCGATCCGCTGGAGCGGCACCATGTGTTTGGCGGGAACCACGCTGACCGGAAGAAAAGCGAGAAATACGGCGCTGTGGTAGACCTGTGCGGCAATGCGTGCCACCGGAACGGAGAACACGCCGTCCACCGGGACGGGGACGTGATGCGCCGCCTGCGCCGGGAGTTTCAAGTGAAGATCATGCAGGAACAGGGCTGGACGGAGGCGGAGTTTATCCGGGCGTTTGGCAAGAGCTACTTATAGGAGGCCCTATGACACAATGCGAACGAATTCTGCGGTATATGCGGGATGTAGGCCCCATCACACAACTGGACGCGGCCAAGGAGTTTGGCTGTTACCGGCTGGGCGCGAGAATCTGGGATCTGAAGAAAGCGGGCCACGCCATCCGGAAGCGGATGGTATCAGAGAAAAACAGGTTCGGCGAGAGCGTGAGCTTCGCCGAGTACAGACTGGAGGACAGCAATGCTCAATAAGATTTTCATCATGGGACGCCTGACCCGTGATCCGGAGCTGCGGCGGACGCAGAACGGTACGGCGGTGGCCGGGTTCGCGCTGGCGGTTGACCGGGATTTTAAGAACGCCGACGGCACCAAAGAGACGGACTTCATCGAGGTGGTGGCATGGCGCAGCAGCGCCGAGTTCGTCAGCAAGTACTTCGCCAAGGGCCGTATGGCTATCGTGGAGGGCCGGTTGCAGATTCGTGACTGGCAGGACAAGGACGGCAACAAGCGCCGCAATGCAGAGGTCGTGGCCGACAACGTGTACTTCGGCGACAGCAAGAAGGAGTACGGCGGCGACTATGGCGGCGCTCCTGTTGGCGGCTACAAGGCGGCGGGTAAGGCCGTGGACGTGGAGCCGGGCGAGGGAGAGTTTGCCGAGATCGAGGACGAAGAAGATTGGCCGTTTTGAAGCAAATGTGGAAGGAAAGGAACAACACAGCGGGGTGTATCGTGGGCGCGAACCGTGACGGCTGGCCGGAATCGAGCCAGCGCACGACGGCGGCGAGCGCGAAAATCCCCCTTTGTCCCCCTTCCTTTCCCCCACACCCCCTATCTATCCCCCTATATCCCCCTTACACACCCACAACAAGAGAGATATTTCTTCTTGTGGGGGGGTGGTGTATAGAGGGCAGTACGGGAGAAGGAGAGAACATGACGAAAGAAGAATTTGAACAGGTTTTCACGGCGCTGGGGCTGTTCTGGCCGCGGGAAACCGTTTCGGACAGCCGGAAGGCGGCGTGGTGGCTGGCGCTGAAGCCGTACCCCTATCAGGGCGGTGTGCGGGAGAAGATCATTGCCTATGCCCGGTCGCCGAAAGGGAACTTTTTTCCGGATGTGGCGAACCTGACGGCAGGTCTGACGCCGGAGATCACGGAACCGGAGAAGTCCGGGCCGGACTGGATCGACGAGCTGCTGGAGAAACTGCCGCCCCACACGCCTGACCCCATTACCAGGTACGCTTCCAAGCATGGGTTCACCTGGGGCGAGGCGAAAAAGGCGTTGGAGGGTCGGACATGAGCAGAGAATCATTCATCATCCGCTATCCGGACACCGACGCCGGAAGGAAGGCGTGGAACAAGGCATATGGGCTGAATGCTATCTATGCGGGAAAGCACTGGTCGAAGCGGCGGGACGACGCGAGACTGTGGCACACGCTGACGGTGAGCGCTATCAACGCCGCCCACATTCGCAAGCGGCCTTTTGAAAGGCCCGTAGTACTGACCTTCCAGTGGAATGACCGGCTGGATTGCTCCAACCACGCTTACATGGCGAAGCTGATCGAGGACGGCATGAAGGGCATTCTGCTCCACGACGACAGCCGCCGGTGGGTGAAAGGCATTGAGCACTACTTCCACGACAAGCCCTACATACGCGTGACGGTCACGGAGGTGAAACCATGAAGAACGGGATCTGGAAAGTGGAGACGGCGAGGCTTTGCTGGGCCTGCCAGATAGACATGATCCCCGAGTATATTATCCAGCCTACCCGCGAACAGCGGCGTGACCCGGTGCGGGATCGCTGGGAGAGCGGCGTGTGTGAGCGCTGCGGGCGGAAACAGAGCATGACCAAGCTTAGGAGGTACACCATGAACCGGGCTGGGCTGGTGGCAAGGGGGCGAGAAAATGGGTAAGCAGCATCTATCCCGTGATGAGCGGCTGATAATGAAAGGCAAACTGCAAGGCACACAGGAGTGCATGGACATGGTGGCGATGGTGCTGATGGACAAGTGCGGCTGGCACATTCAGGAGCAGACCGAGGACAGCCGGGACACCCACAGCATCGCGTATCTGTACGAGTGCCTGGAAAAGCTGGCAGAGGAGATAAACGAAGGCCGCATCAAGCGGAAGCACATCAAGGACGTGCTGAAGGACGAGTGCGGCGTTGTGTTTGGAGATTGACATATGATCTATACAAATTCCCCGATAGCGTTGCAGCTGGAGAAAGGATAAACGACATGAGCAAAGAAGAATACAGAAGCCGGGTCTATACAGACCGGCCGCCCTATGCGGATTTTGATGCACCGGCGAAGTTTCAGGCAATAGAGAGCATCATTGCAAAAAGACTGACACAGCATCCCAACGCCATCTGCTCTTATTCCGGTGGTGCGGACAGTGACATACTGCTGGATCTGATCGAGCGGACGCGGGAGAAATTCGGCCTGAAGCCCGTAAAATACGCTTTCTTCAATACCGGTCTTGAAATGAAAGCCACGAGAGACCATGTGAAGGCAACAGCGGCGAAATACGGGGTAGAGATCACAGAATACCGACCGAAGACCAACATTGTGCTGGCGTCGAGAAAATACGGCATTCCTTTTGTATCAAAGATCATGTCCGCGGGATTGTCAGAGTGGCAAAAGAAGGGCGTTCCTTTGTCTGTGGCCGACGAATATGACGCTGCCGAGGATAAGGAGGCAAAACGTCAAGAACTGCGGGAGCGATACCCCAAGTGCGAAAGCGTTCTGAACTTCCTGTGCTGCTGCAATTCTAAGGGAGAGCCGAGGCCGAACATCCAACTGGTAATCAACTCTTCCAAGTACATGCGGGACTTTATCAACGAGTTTCCGCCGGACTTTAAGATCAGCGCAAAATGCTGTGATTACTGCAAAAAGCAGGTGGCACATAACGTCCAGAAGGATTTCGACATGATTATCACAGGTGAGCGTAGAGATGAGGGCGGTATGCGTTCAGTTCCCAGAAAAGACAACACGGCCCTGTGTTTTACGGAAACCAGTTCCGGCCAGTATCGGCTCAGACCTTTGTACTATGTCTCCGATGCGGATAAAGCGTGGTATAAGGAGCACTATGGGGTACGGTATTCAGATGCCTATGAGGTCTACGGTCTAACGCGGACAGGGTGTTGCGGATGTCCAATTTCGTATAAGGCTGTGGCTGATTTAGAGCTGATTCGCCCGTATGAGCCAAATGTGGTGAAGGCTGCGTGGAACATCTTTGGAAAATCGTACCTGTATCGACAGAAATATAACGATTACAAAGAGATGCGGAAGAAGGATGAGACGCAGAAAAGAGCGAGTAGGTCGGAATTTGAAGGACAAATGAACATGTTTGGAAGGTGATGGCGATGAATGAACTGTGTGTATCTTGTCATTTCGCAAGGATGCGTGATGATATTTGCGGTATTTACTGCACCGGCGGATTTGTGGAAAGTGATGGTAAATGCAGGCATTACAAGGACTGTGAAGAAGAATTAGAAGAAACTGACATGACACGAGAAGAAATCGTGACCGCGCTGCGGTGCTGTGCAGAACCGGGGCGAGACTGCGAAGAAGATTGCCCAATGAACGAGATAAGCCGTGAACCGTGTCGTAAAGTATTGGCTCCGGCCGCCGCTGACCTGATCGAGAACCAGCAGCGGGAGATAGAAGCGCTGCGGTGGGCCAATGAGGGCGTTTCTGGTGACAAAATCTGCCGTGCAGCGCTGGAGGCATTCGGGGAAAGGGCGCAGATGACAATGGCCATCGAGGAAATGAGCGAACTGGCAAAAGAACTCTGCAAGCGCTGTCGTGGCCGGGACAACGTGGAAGCCATTGCAGAGGAGGTCGCCGACGTGCAGATCATGCTTCAGCAGTTGGTGATTCTGTTCGACTGCGCGGGACAGGTGGAGACATTCCGCCGGCACAAGCTGGAACGGCTGGCGGGGCGGATTGAGGAGGCGAAGGGATGAGCAATAAACAGACCATCATGCAATTAGCCAACGAGGTTATCAGGTACCTAAACGCCTGTGCCGATGAGGCTTTTGTTGAAAGCGTTTTGGAGTGTATCAATGACGGCGTGGAGTTCGGCGAGGACGAGATTAGGGAGGTGGAGTGATGGCGAAGTACATTGACCAGTCTGTAGCGATTGCGCGGCTGACCCATATAGAAGTGACAAAGCCCACGGCTACCATGACGGATGCCAAGCGCGCACTGGCGGATATGTTTCCGGCTGACGTGGCGTCGGTGGTGCATGGTCGGTGGGTTCACCATGATGACGGTGTAGTTACTTGCAGTGAATGCGGAAACGCAGAATCCAGTGAAAGCTACTATTGCAGGTATTGCGGGGCGAAGATGGATCTGTAAGAAACCGGCACAAATGAAAATACGATGGGAAAAGGACACGCTTGACACCGAGGAATGAAAGGTAGGTGGGGCGCATATGGCGAGCGGGAGCTATCGGCAGGTATATGTGGTGTGCCCCTACTATGTGACGGACAACGGCAGAGACAGGATCGTGTGCGAGGGCCTGACCCCCGGCGGGCAGAACCAGACCTTTTACCAGAAGCGGCAGGACTACGCCTTGCAGATGGAGCTGTTCTGCTGCGGGGATTACTGGCGCTGCGAGATATGCGCCGCGCTGGATGCGAAGTATCGGGAAGATGAACCGTGAGACAAGAGGGGCTACGGCCCCTCTTTTGTCGTATGCGGTGGTGGGTCGGGGCGTTAAGAAAACATGCCGGTGGCATGTTTTTAGCCTCCGATCTCGGCGGCTATGCCGCCGTAGCATCTATCTTGATTTTGAAGGTACAACTTGCATTGCGGGGGTGGGATAGAAAACATCATTTGCGGTTTGGTAACATGGTATACAGGACGGCACAGGCGCTGCCGTAAAAAGCGCCTGACCGCTGTAGGGCGGGACAAAGCTGCCATATGGCAGATGGTGTGCGCGGGAAAACGCCGCGAGGGTAGGACGCGCCGACGGCAAACGTCAGCGGTGGGAGACGGGCGCGTTAAAACAGGATTTTGTATGGAGGGGTGGTGTACTGTGGCGGCAAGGCTGACAGACCGGCAGAAAAAGAAAATACTGGCCGACTATGTGCAGCTTGGCAGCTACAACGCTACGGCGAAGATCAACGGCTGCTCCCTGAACACGGTGAAGAAACTTGTGCAGGAGAATGCAGACATTGCAGAACTGTGCATTCAGAAAAAAATGGAGAACACAACGGACATTCTGGCCTACATGGAGAGCCAGCGGAAAACGGTGTGTGAGATCATCGGAAAGGGGCTGGCAGCGCTGAACGACCCCGACAAGCTGGCAGAGGCCACGCCTGCCCAGATCACCACGGCGCTGGGTACGCTGATCGACAAATGGACGATGGCGCAGGGTGTGGAGAGTGGCGGCGAGACGCTGGAGATCACGGGGCTGCCGGAGGAGTACAAGCGATGATACTGGATATGTCTCAGATCAGCGACAAGCAGGACGCTTTCCTGCGGGACGGACACCGGCATGTGGCCTATGGCGGGGCACGGGGCGGCGGCAAGAGCTGGGCCGTGCGCACCAAGGCCAAAATACTGGCCTGCGAGTATCCCGGCATTAAGCTGCTGATCGTGCGAAAAACCTACCGGGAGCTGGCCAACAACCACATTGACGTGCTGCGACCGGAGCTGCACGGCATTGCCAAATACAACAAGTCCGACAAGGTGTTCACCTTCCGCAACGGCTCCACGCTGGCCTTCGGCTACTGCGCTACAGACAGCGACCTGATGCAGTATCAAGGCGCGGAGTATGACGTGATCTTTCTGGACGAGGCGGGGCAGCTGCAAGAGGACTGGATCAAGAAGATCAACGCCTGTGTGCGCGGCACCAACGGCTTTCCCAAACGCACCTACTACACGCTGAACCCCGGCGGGCCTGCCCACGGGTATTTCAAGCGCCTCTTTGTGGACAGGCGCTTTGAGGACGGGGAGAGGCCGGAGAACTACAGCTTCATTCAGGCACTGGTCACCGACAACAAGGCGCTGATGGCAACCCAGCCGGACTACATCACGGAGCTGGAGAATCTGCCGCCCAAGCTGCGGGAAGCGTGGCTGTACGGCAGCTGGGATATCTTCGAGGGACAGTTTTTTGAGGACTTCCGGCCCGATCCGCCGGTCAAGCTGGCCAAGGACTTGGGCACCACGGTAGAGGAGCTGCGGAAGCAGCACAGATGGTGCCATGTGATAGAGCCCTTTGAGCCGCCCCGTGGGTGGAACATCATGCGCAGCTACGACTTTGGCTATGGAAAGCCTTTTTCTGTGGGGTATTGGGCGGTGGACTACGACGGTGTGCTGTACCGGATCATGGAAATGTACGGCTGCACCGCTACCCCCAACGAGGGCGTGAAGTGGTCGCCGGACGAGCAGTTCCGCCGCATGGCAGAGCTGGAGCGCAGTCACCCGTGGCTCAAGGGACGGGAGATCGTGGACAGTGTGGCAGACCCGGCTATCTGGGACGCTTCACGGGGTGAGAGTATTGCCGAGACTGCCACGCGGTACGGTATCTACTTCTCCCCCGGCGACAACCAGCGTATCCCCGGCTGGATGCAGGTGCACTACCGGATGCAGTTCGACGAGAACGGCTATGCCCGGATGTATGTGTTCAACTGCTGCAAGGCGTTTATCCGCACCATCCCGCTGATGATGTACTCCGAGACAAAGCCGGAGGATCTGGACACCGATCTGGAGGATCATGTGGCCGACGAGGTGCGGTATATGTGCATGTCACGGCCCATCAAGCCGGTGGTGCCGGTGAAACCGAGGATCATACTCAGCGACCCGCTGGATATGTTCAAGAGGCGATAGGAGGAACATATGGAAGAAACCAAGACAATGGAAGCTCCGCAGGCGGCGGCCATCGGGGCAGAGCAGGTGAAGAAGCTGACGGCGGTCTTGCAGAAGTACAAGACCGGGAAGAAGCGCACGGAGCAGCGGATCGTGGCCAGTGAAAACTGGTGGAAGCTGCGCAACGACGCCGAGGAGAGCGGCGACAGCCTGACCATGGCCAAGGAGGGCTTCAAGAGCGCGTCGGGCTGGCTGCACAACGTGATCGTCAGCAAGCACGCCGACGCCATGGAGGCGTACCCCGAGCCCAACATCCTGCCACGCGAGGAGGACGACCGGGCCGAGGCCCACATCCTGACGGCCATTATCCCCTGTGTGCTGGAGCAGAATCAGTTTGAAAAGACCTATTCCGACGTGGCGTGGCAGAAGATCAAGAGCGGCACCGGCGTGTACAAGGTGGTGTGGGACAAGGGCAAGCTCAATGGGCTGGGCGACATTACCATCAGCAAGGTGAACCTGCTGAACCTGTACTGGGAGCCGGGGATCACCGATATCCAGCGCAGCCGGTACTTCTTCCATACGGAGCTGATGGACAAGGATCTGCTGGAGGAGCAGTATCCGGAGCAGCTGAAGGGGAAGCTGACAGGGCAAAGCTTCCTGTCTACCCGCTTCCTCTACGATGACACGGTGTCCACCGACGGTAAGGTGACGGTGGTGGAGTGCTACTACCACAAGTATGTGCAGGGCCGGAAAACGGTGCAGTACGTGAAGTACGTCAACGAGCAGGTGATCTTCGCCACGGAGAACGATCCGGCGCTGGCCCGGCGGGGACTTTATGACCACGCCATGTATCCCTATGTGTTCGACGCGCTGTTCCCCATTGAGGGCAGTCCCTGCGGCTACGGCTTTGTGGATATCTGCCGCAATCCTCAGACGTGCATCGACCTGCTGAACACCAGCTTCGTCAAGAACGCCATGGCGGGTGCTACGCCCCGGTATTTCAAGCGGCAGGACGGCGGCGTCAATGAGAAGGAATTCCTTGACCTGACCAAGAGCATCGTCAACGTAAACGGCAATCTGGGGGAGGACAGTCTGCGGCAGATACCGTTCCAGCCGTTGGACGGCGTGTATGTCAACTACCTCGACCGGATCATTCAGGAGCTGCGGGAGACCAGCGGCAACACGGAGACCGCCACTGGCTCCACCAGCAGCGGCGTGACGGCGGCCAGCGCCATCGCCGCCTTGCAGGAGGCCAGCGGCAAGGGCAGCCGGGACAGCAGTCTGTCCGCCTACCGGGCGTACACGGAGCTGGTGAACCTGAGCATTGAGCTGATCCGCCAGTTCTACGACATGCCCCGGAAGTTCCGCATTGTGGGACAGTACGGCATGCAGCAGTACATTACCTATGACAACAGCGGTCTCAAGCCCCAGGCGCAGCTCTCCATGGTGGAGGGTATGGGCGACCGGCTGCCGGTGTTCGATATCAAGGTCAGCGCCCAGAAGAAGAACGTGTACACCAAGGTGAGCCAGAACGAGCTGGCCCTGCAATTCTTCCAGATGGGCTTCTTCAATCCGCAGCTGACGGATCAGGCGCTGATGTGCCTTGACATGATGGAGTTCGACGGCAAGGACGGCGTGATGCAGAAGGTGAGCCAGAGCGGCACTATGTTCCAGAAGCTGATCCAGTACATGCAGTTGTCCTTGCAGCTGGCGGCCAAGGCCGCGCCGGAGATGGTGCAGGGGTTGAGCAATGACATCATGCAGACTATGGGCGTGACGCCCGTGAGCGGCGGTGCTGTTGCCGTGCCTGCGGAAAAGACGGATGCAGAGAAGGAGCCTGCCATTGTGGAGAACGCCAGAGCACGCAGCAACGACAGCGCCCAGCCGGACGGCGGGGCCGTGACAGGGAGGGCAAAGGATAAATGATCGATGTGACCTATGACCGGAAACGGCTGATCGTGAAGGTGAAGGGCCACGCCCACAGCGGCGAGGCGGGCCATGATCTGGTGTGCGCCGCCGCCAGCATTCTGGTGTATACACTGGCGGCCAATGTGACGGAGCTGTGCGCAGACCGGCGGAGAGTGCGGCGGCCTGTGCTGGAGATCAAGGAGGGAAACGCCACCATTTCCTGTGCGCCGGTGCACGGCATGCAGGCGGTGACAACGCTGGTGTTTGATACTGTGTGCGCGGGCTTTGACGTTTTGCAGCAGCAGTATCCGAAAAATCTGACGTATCGGGTGATTTAGTGGTGGGATAGAGATTCCTGTGGGCAATGGTGTAAGCTATACTTGCCTTTCATTTTCACCTCCTTTCTATGGCCGCCTGCCGGTGGGCGGCATCAGTACACCGGCACCATATGCTGCGGTAGCTCAGTGGCAAGAGCGCTTATCCGGACAAGGGTGCGCAGGTTCAAGTCCTGCCCGCAGCGCCATACTCCATCGACTCGCCGGTCGTAAGCGGCAGAATTTCAGGAGGAAAATTGTATGACCATTCTTTTTAAGTGGCTGGGCTTGCAGCTGTTCGCCGAGGGCGGCGACGGCGGCGAGGGTACGGCTGCGACAACGGGCGATAATGCTCCCGACGCCGGGGAGACGCGCCTTCGGGAGCTGGGTGTGCCCGAAAGCGTGCTGGCAAAACGGGCGAAACGGGCCAAAGCAGCCCCTGCGCCGCGCATGGAACAGCCTGCCCCCAAGCAGGAGGCCGCGCAGCAGGAGCAGCAGCCCACCGATCAGCAGGACGCCGCTGCCGAGAATCCCGCACCCGAGGGAGACAATGCAGCCCCGGCCCGGATGAGCTGGGACGAGATCATGGCAGACCCGGAGTACAACAAGCAGATGCAGTCCGTCATCAAGGCGCGGCTCAAGACCGCCGGTCAGGCAGAGGACACGCTGAGCAAGCTTTCTCCGGCGCTGGAGCTGGTGGCCCGGAAGTACGGGCTGGACGGCAAAGACCCGGAGGCGCTGGCAAAGGCCATTTCGGAGGACGATTCCCTGTATACAGAGAAGGCCGAGGAGATGGGCATGTCGGTGGCGGCGGTGAAGCAGATCGAGCAGCTGCAGCGGGACAACGCCCGATTGCAGGCCCAGAACGAGCAGACCGCCGCACAGCAGGCGTTCAACGCCCACATGGAGAACCTTCACCAGCAGGGCGAGGCGCTGAAAAAGACGTTTCCGTCCTTTGATCTGCTGGAGGAGCTGAAAAACCCCGTGTTTTCCCGCATGACCTCGCCCAACAGCGGTTTGAGCGTGGAGGATGCCTACTACGCCATCCACCGCAAGGAGATCCAGCAGGCCGCCATGCAGGCGGCAGCGCAGAAGACGGCGGAGCAGATGTCCAACGCCATCCGATCCGGTCAGGCCCGTCCCGTGGAGAACGGGACACAGGCACAGGCTCCCTCTGTGACCACATTTGACTATGCCCATGCTTCCCGTGAGCAGCGTGAGGCGCTGAAGCGCCAGATCAGGGAAGCTGCGGCCAGAGGGCAGAAGATCTATCCCGGCAAGTAAGCCGCGCTTCTCCCTCTGTGACGACGAGAGGAGAATTGTACATGAAAACTATCGCAACCAAGCTGATGGTCTTTGCCATCAATTTGCAGCTGTTTGCCGACGCGGGCACTGTGGTGAACGCCACCGGCAACTATGTGAACGCCTATGACGGCACCACCACCGCCTTTTCCGGCGCCAACACGCTCAGCGGCGAGCTGAAAACCTTCTACGACACGGAGCTGCTGGAAAACGCCCGTGTGGAGCTGGTGTATGCGCAGTTTGCCAAGAAGCAGCCTCTGCCCAGAGGCCGGGGCAAGACCGTGGAATGGCGCAAGTGGAACACCTTCGCCCGTGCCGGTAAGCTGACCGAGGGCGTGATCCCCACCGGCCAGAAGTTCGGCATGAGCGTCAAGACCGCTTCCATCGACCAGTACGGCACCTTCGCCGCTGTGTCCGACCAGTTGGAGCTGCACGCCTATGACGACGTGATTCTGGGCGCTACCGAGGAGATGGGCGCATCTCTGGCGGAGACGCAGGAGGTGCTGATCCGCGACGCGCTGCTGACCAACACCAACGTGCTGTACTGCGACAATGTGACCGAGGACGGCACCTTCGTGTCCACCCCCACCTCCTGCGCCACCATGGCGGCGGGCGGCACCACCGGCAGCAGCGACAGCGCCACCCCCAACGGCTGGGCCAAGCTGACCCCCGACATGGTGGCCAAGGCCGTGACCAAGATGAAGAAGGATCGCGTGCCCATGATCCACGGCAAGTACGCGATGGTGATCCACCCCAGCGTGGCCTATGACCTGCGCAAGAGCAAGGACTGGGTGGAGGCCCACAAGTACGCCGCCACCACGGAGCTGTTCAACGGCGAGATCGGTGAGCTGCACGGCATGCGCTTCATCGAGGATGTGTTTGCCCCGGTGCTGACCGGCAACAACTACAAGAATAAGGCCAATGGCGCCACCTACGCCTGCTATGCCTTCGGCAAGGATTCCTTCGGTATTATTGATCCCGACGGCGGCGGCGCGGAGATGATCGTTCACGACAAGAGCGAGATCGGCGGCCCGCTGAACCAGTTCAGCACCATCGGCTACAAGTTCGAGACCAACGGCGCCACGATGCTGTACCCCGAGCGCATGCTGCGCGTGATGGCGGTGTCCAGCTACAGCGCCACCGATACGGCCAACTGACGACCCATGAGGGGCAGGGAAAGCCCTGCCCCTCTCATACTGTAAGGAGGACAACATGGCAGATAATAACGTGAATATGCAGAACCCTGACGGCGTGCAGGTCGACCCTGCCGCTTCCACCACCCAGCCAGAGGAGAAGAAAACCAGAAAGAAAGCCGCGCCTGTGGAGGAGCGGGTGGAGGTATATATCCCCCGCGGACAGTCCAACGACGACCCCAACTTCTTTGTCAGCGTGAACAGCACCAACTACCTGCTGCCCAAGGGCAAGAAAAGCATGGTGCCCAAGTGTGTGGCGGAGGAGATTCGCCGGGCCTTTGAGGCACAGGAGATGCTGGAGCAGAAGAAGGAAGAACTGCTGGAGGCTGCCAAGCAGCCCCAGTAACAACAGGACACAAGGAAGGGGAGCGGCGGCTCCCCTTTTTTCAAAGGAGGATATGACGATGACCATCAATGAAGCGGTGGAGCTGGTTGACCGCATGAAGCCCAACCAGTACGACCACGAGACAAAGGTGCGGTGGCTCAGTAAGCTGGACGGGATGATCTTCTGGGAGGTCATCGCCACCCACGAGGGCAGCACGCTGACGCAGTTCGACGGCTACGGGGAGGCCGACCCGGACACGGTGCTGCTGGTGCCGTATCCCTACGACGAGGATATCTACAACTATTTCCTGCAGTCCCAGATCGACAAGGAGAACGGGGAAATGGCCAAGTATAACCAGAGCGTGGTGCTGTACAACAATGCCTATCAGACGTTCTGGAACTGGTACAACCGGACGCATGTGCCGCTGCCTGCGGAAGCGGCCTTCCGGTTTTGAGAGGAGGGGCGCAGTATGCCGTATTTTCCCACCGTGGAGGAGACCAAGACCGCGCAGCAGGTGACGGACGTGTTCCAAGGCTATCACCACGACCTGCGGATCGGGGACGGGGAATTCTATGAGATGCAGAACCTGACGGCTGACCACTATCCCATGCTGGCCAGCCGGAACCGGCGGGGCGTTCTGGACGCCACGCTGACCGCACCGGGCGGTATGCTGGCAAAGGAGGCACTGGCCTATGTGGACAACGGAAAGCTCTACTACAACGGCTATGAGATCGTGGGCCTGAGGCTGACGGCGGGCGAAAAGCAGCTGGTGAGCATGGGTGCGTATCTGCTGATCTGGCCGGACAAGAAGTATCTCAACACCAAGGATATGAGCGACTTCGGCGACATGGAAAACACGGTGGCTGTTTCCTGCGCGGAATCCAATGTCCGGTATGATATCTGCGACGCGAACGGCGCCGTGATACAGGACATTGCTACCACGCAGCCGGAAGAGCCGGAGGGCGGCCAGTATTGGCTCGATACCACGCAGACGCCCCATTCTTTGCGGAGATATAGCGTTTCCTCCGCGACATGGGCCACGGTTCCCACGGTATATGTCCGCATACAGGCGACAGGTATCGGCATGGGGTTCAAGCAGTATGACGGCGTGAAGCTTTCCGGGATTGCCTATCCCGGCGAGAGCGCGGCTGTAAAGGAGCAGTATGACGCGCTCAACAGCACAAAGGCCATCTATGCCGTTGATCCGGAGAACAACTACATCGTGGTGGTGGGCCTTGTTGACGTGGCGGTGACGCAGACCACAGGCACTGTGACGGTCTCACGCAGCGTACCGGATATGGACTATGTGTGTGAGAGCCAGAACCGGGTGTGGGGCTGCAAGTACGGCATGGTGGACGGCAAGGCCGTGAATGAGCTGTACTGCTGCGCACTGGGCGATTTCAAGAACTGGAACCGATTTCTGGGCATCGCCACCGACGCGTGGGCCGCATCCGTGGGTTCGGACGGCGCGTGGACAGGTGCGGCCAACTATCTGGGCTACCCCACGTTCTTCAAAGAGAATGTGATCCACCGGATCGCTATCAGCTCTGCGGGCGCCCATCAGGTGACAGAAACGGTGGGACGCGGCGTACAGAACGGCAGCGGCAAAAGCCTGTGCGTGGTGAACGAGGTGCTGTATTACAAGGCCCGTGAGGGCGTATGCGCCTATGACGGGAGCTTCCCCTCCGCTGTGGGAGAGGCGCTGGGAGATGTGCGCTATCACAATGCCGTGGGCGGCGGGTGCGGCGGAAAGTACTACCTGTCCATGCGGGATGGGGCCAACGCGTGGCACATGTTCTGCTACGACACGGCAAAGGGCCTGTGGCACAGAGAGGACGATCTGCATGCGCTGTGCTTTACCCAGATGGACGGGGAGCTGTACGCCATCGACGCGGAGACAAAGCAGCTGCTTGCCCTGCATGGCAGTCAGGGTACGCCGGAGACGGCGGTGAAGTGGGCGGCGGAGACGGGCCTGATCGGCTATACAACGGTGGAGCAGAAGTATGTGAGCCGGTTCAACCTGCGGATGCTGCTGCCGCGAGGGTCAAGGGCGGATATGTATATCCAGTACGATTCGGACGGCGTGTGGCATCACTGCGGCCACATGGAGGGCGTGGGCACAAAGAGCTTTCTGCTGCCAGTGCGGCCCCGGCGCTGCGACCACTTCCGGCTGAGGATAGAGGGCGAGGGCGAGGTTCGGGTATACTCATTTGCAAAGATACTGGAAACGGGGAGTGACGCATAATGGTGAAGCTGTCCACACCGCCCATGGTGGCGGGGAAGTCCGCCGAGGAGCTGGTTTCTGTGCGGCGCTACCTGTTCAGGCTTGTGGAGGAGTTAAACATGAGCCTGAACAGCCTGACAGTGGAGAATTTTACCCCCGCTGCCGCCAAGGAATTGGGCGGGGGTTCCCTCACAGAGCAGGCGAAGCAGGAGATCAGCCAGACGCAGGACGAGCTGAAAAGCCTGATTATCAAGAACGCCAAGTTCGTGCGCCAAGAGATCGACAGGATCACCCACGAACTTGAGAGCAACTATGTGGCCGTCAGCGACTTCGGAACCTTCCAGCAGAATGTACAAGCGGAGATCACAGAGACGGCAGAAGCGCTCCAAAGAGACATAACGGCCACCAGTGAGATCGTTGACCACTACATTTCCACGACAAACGGCTATATCCGGCAGGGTGTTGTGGGGTATGACGGCCTTACGCCCCTGATCGGTATTGCCATCGGGCAGGACATTACGGTGACGGGACTGAAAGAGACCGTCAACGGTGTGGAATATGACATCATCGACAAGTCGCACAACATGTCCATCTGGACGACGCAGAAGCTGTCTTTCTACGTCAACGGCAACGAGGTGGCCTACTTCGCCAACAATGCGCTGACGGCAAGCAGAATGTCGGCCGGAAGTCTGGAGGTGGCGGGGAACTGGGCTATTGACGGAAGTAACGGCCTTGCATTTAAGTGGATCGGAGGTGGGACGTAATGGCGTCAACAGTTTGGGGGACTGAGCCTCCCATCACCATCAGCGTATCGGATGATATTTCCAGATTATCGTCTGACAGCGAATACTACTCAGGGACTGTGACGGTTTCCGGCTCCTTTGGACAGGCTCCCGACCACACATGGACATATGAATACTGGATCGAAGTAACGGTAAACGGTACGACGAAGCTGCTGAAGAACAACACCACAGGCTCTATCCGATGGTCGAACTCGATATCTTTCCCGATATCCGGGGCGACAACGGCAAGCAGCATTTATCTTTCCATCAATGTACATCCGCAAGGCGGCAGCAGAGGCGACCTGGATATGTCCTACCGGACGAGCATCGGCACATATGTCCCGCCTGCTACAGAGCCTGCGTCTGTCCCCACGCTTTCGGCGGCGTCCACCAAGCTGGGCACGGGCGTTATCATCTACACCAACAGGAAGAATACGAGCTACAGGCATACGCTTACCTATGCGTGTAACGGCGAGACGGGAACAATTGCAACAAATGTGACCTCGAACTATACATGGACGCCGCCGACAAGTCTTATTGATAAGGTCACATCGGCGGGCACACCGTGCGCGATCACCTGCACGACCTACTATAACGGCAATGAAAGAGGAGCAAATATCGTCTCGCTGATCCTGTACCCGCCAGACGATGCGCTGCCTGAGGTGGAAAGCGGCTGGTACACGGTGGTGAGAGAGAATGTGCCTGCCGCTGCTGGAATTGAGGACTGGATAAAGGGCTTTTCCAAGGCCGTTGTCACATTTGACGCGTCCAAGGTATCTCCGAAATACGGATCTTCGGTAAGCGGGTTTTCTGTGACCTACGGCGGCTTTACAACGGCGGCGGTGGATAATGCGGCCAAGACGGGAATCCTCTCCGCTACGTCTGCCGTTATCATTGTGAGAGTAACAGACAGCAGAGGGTTCAGCACGACCGAAAACCACACGATCACTTTGCTGGACTACGCGCCGCCCACGATCACGGACATTTCCGTTTTCCGCAGCGACAGCCAGATGCAGCCCAAAAATGACGGCAGATACCTGTGCGCAAAAGGCACGATCAACTACACGGGGCTTAATGGCAAGAACAGCGCGGAGCTGAAAGGCGCATATAAGCAGTCCGGTGCTTCCTCCTATGGCGCGGACGTTTCCATGCAGGGCGGCATACCGAAACTGGTCAACAGCACGGAGGTAAACGATGATAAGAGCTACATCGTCAGGCTGAAGGTAACGGACGCCCTTGGTACGGAGACGGTATACGAGCAGATGGTTCCCACCAAATCCGTGGCTTTCCACCTGAAAGCGGGAGGAACGGGCGCTGCTTTCGGGCAGATTGCTGAGTATGATGATGTGCTGGCAGTGTGGTGGGATATCCACGCGAACGGAAATGTGCAGATACGCGGCAATGTTTCGGCGGGCAACCTGAAAGATGTTGTGATCGAGCAGGGCGAAAGCGGCAGCTGGACATACCGCAAGTGGGCAAGCGGGATCTCGGAAGCATGGTGGCACTCCGGCAGTTTAGGGGCTGTTTCTCTGGAAGAGGTGGAGGACGGCGTGTTCAGTGCGGACAATATCAAAGACGCTTCTGTGGATCTGCCGGATGGCGTTTTTGCCGCTGCGCCGGTCTGCTGTACCGCCAATGCCCTGACCAACACTTACGCGAACGCGCAGGCATGCGCTGTCACCGCTGCCGCCGTGAACTACCGTGTGTGGCAAAGCTACGGCGGCAGCGTGATAATCAACGATGTTCACATCCATTGCATCGGCAAATGGAAAAATTCCGAAGAAGGAGAATGATGACCAATGGCGACATATAACAAGCTTTCCATCGGCTCCAGCGGCGAGGAGGTGCGCAAGCTCCAGAACGCGCTGATGAGCGCGGGCTATGACGTGGGCAGCAGCGGCGCGGACGGCAAGTTCGGCCCGTCCACCAGCGCCGCCGTGAAGAAATATCAGAAGGACATGGGGCTTTCCGTTGACGGTGTTGCCGGGAAAAACACGCAGGGGGCGCTGTATGGGAACAGCGGCAATACCACCGGGAAAAGCATGGTGCCCAGCAGCACAGGCACGGTGCGGCCGACAACGCGCACCACCACGTCCAAAACCCCGACGCTTACCTATGACGCGGCGGGGGATCAGGCGTATCAGGAGGCATTGAAGGCGCTGCTGGAGGCCCAGAAGAACGCCCCCACCTACGCCAACAGCTACGAGGATCAGCTGAAAGACCTGTATGACCGGATCGTGAACCGGGACAAGTTCCGGTATGACATCAATCAGGACGAGCTATACCAGCAGTACGCCAAGCAGTACGCCGAAAAGGGCCGGATGGCCATGATGGACACCATGGGGCAGGCGGCGGCACTGACAGGCGGCTATGCCAGCACCTACGGGCAGGCGGTGGGCCAGCAGCAGTATGACGCCTATTTGCAGCAGCTGAATGATGTGGTGCCAGAGCTGTACCAGATGGCCTATCAGCAGTATCAGGATGAGGGCGACCGGATGCAGCAGCAGTATGGCATGCTGGGTAATCTGGCAGACGATGAGTACAGCAAGTACCGGGACGCCTACAACCAGTGGCTGACGGAACGTGACTATGCCCAGGGCAACGCGGACACCGCCTATGACCGGGGGTATAACCAGTGGCTCCAGCAGTGGAACCAGTTCAACACGGACAGAAATTACCAGCTGGAGAAGGAGAACGCCGACCGGCAGTATCAATTGCAGCTGGAGCAGTTCCGGTGGCAGCAGGAGCAGGCGGCACAGGCGGCTGCGGCGGCAAAGAGCAGCGGCGGAGGAAGCTCCAGCGGCGGTTCCGGCGGCAGCAAGAACGCGGGGAGTTCTTCCTACAAGGACACCACCGCGTACAGCAGGGCGCTGGCCTATGCAAAGGCGGGGGCGCAGTCCCGCCGCACAGCGAACCTGCTGAACGGGTTCGTGCAGCGGGGCGAGATCACCGCCGCCCAAGCGGAACAGATCATGAACGAACTGTATTAACATAGGAGGTCAACACATGGCGGGATTTGATCCGAGTAAATACGGCAGTAAGAAGAGCAAAATCTACGGGAGCAGCGCTGCGGATACGAGGGTGGACAGCGGCACGGAAACCGGGTTTGACCCCAGCAGATACGGCGACAGCAAGAGTAAGCTCTATTCCCCCGGCAGCATGGTGATTACGCCGGAGCCGGTGGAGACACAGCAGAAAAAACGGGAGAGACAGGTAGTCTCTCCCTACGGTACGTTTCTGGGGGGATTCTCCTTTGCCGGAGATCGGCAGAAAACCGCCAAGGAGCTGGCGGACGAAAAGGCGCAGCAGGAGTTGTCTGAGCAGGAGTACCAGCGGCTTTTGGGGCTGGAACTGGACAAGTACCGCACCGAGGTGGAAAAGGCCGGAAAAAAGGCGCAGGAGGAGAAAGCGCCCTATAACATCCATGCTTTCGGCGGCTATGACGCCAACCGGACGACGGAGGCGGAGCGGCAGTATGCCGCCATGAAGGCCGATCTGAACAAGGCGGAGAGCCTGCAATACGACGTGAAGGGCCGCGAGGCGCTGGACAAGCTGACGGAGGAGCAGACTGCCGCGCTGGAGGTGCTGGCAAGCACAGAGGGTGTTCCGGCCGCCGCGGCGCAGGCTGACTATGACCGAAAGGTTGCTGCGCGGGAGACACTGTTGGCGTCCGGTCTCTCGGAGGACGAGCTTTCCCAGCTGGTGAACTATCAGCGCAATATTCCCAAGCGGGAGAAGAATGCGGAGCGGTACGCCAAGGTACAGGAGATGGCGCGGAATGAGGGCGAGAAGTCGCCTATTGGCGGCACGTTGCTGTCCGTCCCTGCCAACCTTCTGAGCGGCATTGGCACGGTATACACGGCGGTGGAAAAGCTTCGGAATCCCGATACCCCGGCGGACTACCATTCCCCGGCCATGCTGCCCTATGCCTACGCCAGCGGTGTGCGGGGCGAGGTGACGAAAAATCTCCAGTATGACCACGGCGACGCGGCGGCGTTTGCATATGGTGTGGGTACGTCCATGCTGGACAGCGCGGCCACGGCGGCGCTGGCGGCGCTGGGCGTTCCGCCTGCTGCCGCTTCGGCCACGCTGGGCGGCGCGGCGGCCACCGACGCGATGGTGGCGGCAAAGGAGCGGGGACTGGACGATGGCCACGCTATTGTCACCGGTGTGGCGGCGGGCGTGATGGAAAGCTTTTTTGAGAAGGTAAGTCTGGAAAGCCTGATCCACATGAAGCTGCCCACGGGCACGGCAAAGCAGAAGCTGGCCGGAATGCTGAAAAATGCCGCCATTCAGGGCGGTATCGAGGGCAGCGAGGAGATGTTCACCGACCTTGCCAATTTGTGGTGGGATAAGGTGATCAACGGTGACATGGCCGACGTGGAGCAGCGGATCAATGCCTACATGGCAGGCGGCATGAGCCATCAGGAAGCACAGCAGAAGGTCGTGGGCGAGACGATCAAGGACATTGCGCTGGACTTCGGCGCCGGTGCGCTGGCCGGTGGCATTATGGGCGGCGGCAACATGGCGGTACAGACCGCCGTGCAGCACAGCAATGAGCTGACAGCGGAGCGGTATCGCCAGTTCTTGCAGGAGGCCGGGGTGCAGCTGGATGACCGGCAAAGCGCGGAGGACACGGCCTTGACAGAGGCTTCCGACAAGTACGGGGCGCAGGCGGAGGTGTTCCGCAGCACCTATGCCGAGGGGCAGGACGTGGTGCTGTATGATTCGGCGTACCGGATCGCCTATGAGTACGGCAAGGCGGGAGCCAAGGAAGAGGCCGTGATGCAGCAGGAGGATCTGAGCTATCTCAGCGAGACCCAGCGGAAGATCGCCTATATCGCAGGCCGGGAGGCTGCGGCGTGGCAGAACGGGCTGGGCGAGAACGGCGGCAAGGCGTGGGCCGAGGTGCAGAACGCCGACGTGGAGAGCAAGGGCAAGCTGCAAGCGGGTTTTACCGTTCTCTATCAGGCGGGACTGCGGCGGGAATCTGCTGCCAACGTGAAGAGCGAGGCGGCCAGCGCACTGCCCCAGAGCGTGCAGACGGCGGCCTATGAGGCGGGCCTTTCCGACGCGGCGGCCAGTCTTGCCCGTGAAAAGGCGGGGCTGGATTTCGTGAGCAGCGCAGGCAGCGAAAGCGGCCTTGTGAACAACGAACACGCCCGGAAGATGGCCAAGGATCAGGCCGGTACGGCGGCGCTGCTGAACACGCTGGGCAAGAATCTGGGCGTGCGTATCGAGATGGTGGACACGATCTCCGGCGGCAAGGCCAACGGCGTGTACATTTCCAGCCGCAACCTCATTCAGATCGCCGCTGACGCCAACACCGCCGTGGAGTATGTGGCGGCCCACGAGGTGACACACCGGATGCAGGAGCTGGCCCCGGAGGAGTACCGCGTCTACCGTGACCACGCCATGAGCTACCGCGCAAAGGTGCTGGGCGAGGAAACCACCGCCGGTATTGTGGCGGAGTATATGGTCAGAGCCGAAGATGCGGGCGTGAAGCTGACGCAGGAGGAGGCCATGGACGAGATCGCCGCCGACTTCACCCACGACATGATGGAAAACGGCAATCTATTTGAGGACTTCGCCAAGGAGAACCGCAGCGGGGCCAAGAAGCTGCTGGACGCCCTGAAAGCCTTTATCGCAAAGGTGAAGTCTCTGTTCCGCAGCAAGACGGCGCAGGACAGGGCCGCACAGGACGCCTACGGCAAGAGTATGGCCCAGCTGGAGCAGTGTGTAGCGCTGTGGCAGAAAGCCTATGACGCGGCGGGAAAACAGGCCCAGAAAGCAAAAACCGCCGCCCGCGAGGGCGACGGTGAGGGACGGTATCAGTTAAAGAGCTTCAGCGAACAGGCGGTTTCTACGGCGCTGTACGATGCGTTGAGCGAAAAGGCCACCCGCCAGAACCAGCTGATCCCCGTCAGCGTTATGCCGCGCTATATCAGTGAGAAACTGGGAATCGGTGGCGACATTTATATCCAGCGTGACCACGCCTATGAAAACATGGTCAGCAAGGAGCAGGCCATTCAGGATGGCCGCCCGACGCAGCGCAAGGGCGAGGACGTCCATTTCCATGATTTGGGTGTGGAGAAAATGACGCGGGCTATTATGAGCATCAACGAGCCGACAATGACCATCGCCACAAAAACGAAAGATGGGAATCCTGCTGTTATTATGATGCTGCCGGAATACGGAAGCAATGACGCGCCACTGTACGCTGTGCTGAGTTTTTATTCCAGTAAAAGTCTAAACGGAGACTTCTCTGTGCGCCCACACGTTGTGTTGACGATTGCAGAGCGGAATTTCTTTGAAGATGGAGGCCGTGTTGGTTGGGATGAAGTAATATATAACGCAATTAATGATGGTAGAGTGTTAGATTTCAACAAAAAAGAGAGACAAAACCTGACAGTGATTGCCCAGCCAGCAGGGTTGGGGAATATAACAGATGCGTCTCTCAAGAAGAATTTAGCACAGTTTCAGAAGGAAGTCAAGCGATTCAGAGAAAGTAACAATATTCGCTATCAGCTGAAATCCGCCACGGAGCTGGAGCAGGAAGTGCGGGAGCTGAAGAAGGAGCGGCGGGCACTGGAAAACCGGAACCGTGTGCTGACCGAGCGCGTGGCCAAGTGGCGCGGGGAGCTGCGGCGCACCGAGACGCCCAGCGTGCGCCCCGGCGACGTGAAGAAGCTGGGACGGCAGTTCCTCTCCGACTACGGCAGCAGCACCGATTACCGCGCCATTGAGGGCGACATGACGGCGCTGGGCAAGGCACTGATGGCCGACGACGTATCCATGGACACCCTGCGGCCCCATGCCCGTGCGGCGGCGGAGAAAATCATCGACGGGGTGCTGGTGCAGGCGGAGAGCGGCGGGGAGCTGTTGGCTATCCGCGACCACCTGAAAAACGTCACGCTGCGGTATACCGATGACGGCTCCATTCCGGATTTCAAGGACTGGCGCAGAGCCAACCGGAGGACGCTGAAGATCAGCGACAAGAGCGGCCTTTACGTGGACGTGGCGTACAGCGAGCTGACGGAGATGTTCGGCGAGGGCTATTTTCCCAGCACTATCATCCACCCCGGCGACCAGCTGCTGCGTATGAGCGAGGTGCTGGACAACGTGGGCCGCATTTATGAGAATCCTTTTGACGGCTACCGTGACGCGGCGGTGACGGAGCTTTCCGACCTGTTGATCGACGGCATGATCGGCGAGGACGTGCGGCAGAGCAATCCTACCTTTGCCGACCGGCAGGCGCTGGAGCTTCAGGAGACCAAGGCGCGGTTGACGCAGATGCTCATTAAGACCCGCGAGGGCCGTGACAGGCAGGTGGAGCGGATGCGGCGGCACTATCAGGAGCAGACCAAGGCCGGACGGGAGAGACGCAATGCCACCGCCCTGCGGGCCAAAATCGCGCGGCATACCGCCGAGTTGTCCCGGAAGCTGCTGACCCCCACGGACAAGCAGCACATTCCGGAGAAGCTGCGGCAGAGCGTGGCGGCGCTGCTGGGCAGCATCAATCAGGAGAGCGCATACAGCATCAAGCCAGGCACAGAACACTATGTGATTCGCAAGGATGGCACGCGCGGCGGCCTGTCGGGTGAGCACGTAGCGAACGGTGAGGGACTGCCCACGGCACGGACACAGGCGGCCATTGCCCTGAAAAACGCCTATGACGAAATCCTCAAGAGCGGCGAGGCGCTGGTGATCGACCCCGACCTGCTGGGCAGCGAGGGCGCGGGGCTGCTGGATCAGGTGATGGCGTTCGGCAACAAGCGGATCGCCGACATGAACAGCGAAGAACTGACCACCGTGTGGCAGGCGGTGCGGGCCATTGAGCAGAGCGTGTCCACCTTCAACAAGAATCTGGCCATTGAACGCTATGCCGGAGTGCAGGAGCTGGCGGAAGCACTGCGGGACGGCACGTTCTCCCGGAAGCGGGCCAACCGCAAGCTGGCGCTGGATCTCTATGACCCGTATACGTTCTTCTACGCCTACGGCGAGGCGGGCATGCAGGTATACCGGACGCTGCGCAACGCGCAGGACAAGCAGAATACCATGCTGAAAACCATTCAGGCAGCGGCGGAGAAGTTCATGGACAAGGAGGTTTACAAAAACCGACTGGAGCGCCATGAGTTCTTCGTGGGCGAGGACGGCCAGCGGCTGGTGCTGACCACGGGGCAGATCATGAACCTCTACAATCTGGTGGGGCGCGGCGAACAGGCGGTGCATCACCTGACAGTGGGCGGCGTGGTGCAGCCTGCCATCAAGAAAAACGGCAAGCAGGCGGCCATTGAGCGGGGCACGGAGAACATCCGCCTGACGGTGGACGATCTGACCGCCATCACCGGCACGCTGACTGAGGCGCAGCGGAAGGTGGCAGAGGGCTTCCAGAAGATCGCCAGCGGCGACCTTGCCAAGTGGGGCAACGAGGCCAGCATGACCGTGTACGGCTATCAGAAATTCACGGAGGGGAAATACTGGCCCATCAAGGCGGCGCAGGAGGGCACCACCCAGAACTCCGAGAAGGGCGCGGACGTGGCCCGCGAGATCAAGAACATGGGCAGCGCCAAGGCCCTGACCCCCAACGCCAGCAATGCGCTGGAGATGGGGGACATGTACGACGTATTCGCCCAGAACGCCAGTGACATGATCCAGTACAGCACGCTGTTGGCCCCCATGGAGGACATCAACCGGCTGTACAACTACCGCTACCGCGACGCCAAGGGCAACCTGACCGGCAAGAACGTGAAGCACGTTCTGACGGATGTGTACGGCGAGGCGGCGCAGAAATACTGGCGGAACCTGATGCGGGACGTGCAGAACGGCATGGGCAGCACCGGTACCGACACCACCCGATTCATCGAGAAGATGGTGGGCGGCGTGAAGGGTGCCAGTGTGGGCTTTAACCTGCGGGTGGTGGCCCAGCAGCCCACGGCCTACATCCGGGCGGCGGCCATCCTCGACCCGTCTACGATGGCAAAGGGCATTGTGGGCGGCGCAACGGAGGGCAACGGCTGGGAAAAGGCCAAGAAGTACGCACCCATTGCCAGCATCAAGGACACGGCGGGCTTTGACCAAAGCAGCCGGTATAGCATCGCCCAGAACGTCTATGGCGGCGAGGGTGGCGTGATGGACAAGCTGAACGACTGGAGCGGTTGGGCCGCCGGTAAGGCGGACGCCGTGACATGGGGCGCTATCTGGAACGCCTGCGAGTGGACGGTGGTAAACGAGGGCGGCTATGAGAAGGGCAGCGACGCCTTCTTCTCCCGCGTGGCACAGGTGTTCACGGAGGTTATTGACCAGTCTCAGGTGGTGGACGGCATCATGCAGCGGACGCAGATCATGCGGGACGCCAACGGCCTGACCAAGCAGGCTACGGCTTTTATGGGTGAACCACTGAAAACGCTGAACATGTTCATGCGCTCCTATGACGCATGGCGGTTTGAGCAAAATACGCCGAAGCGCAGCGCCGCCATGAAGAAAATGACCCGCACCATCGGGGCCGTGCTGGTGACGGACGTGGTGAACGCGCTGGTACAGTCCATCGTGGACGCCTTCCGTGACGACGACAAGGACAAAGGATACTGGGCGAGGTATCTGGAGAAACTGACAGGCGTTACCGGCGACAAGGAGAAGGACACTTTCCTGAATGTACTGCTGGGCAGCAACCTCTGGGACAATGCCGACCCGCTGGGCCGTATTCCCTATGCGAAAGACATTAAGTCTCTGATGCAGGGCTTCACGGTAAGCCGGATGGATGCCGACGCGGCGGGAGACTTCATCAACGCGGCGCAGATGTTCATTCGCAGCACGCAGGACGAGGGCAAGAAAACCACGCTGTATGCCGCCAAGCAGCTGCTGACGGCTGGCAGTAAGATCTTCGGCGTCTCCGTGGCCAATGTGGGCCGCGACGTGTGGGCCATTGCCCGAAGCGTGGCGCAGGAGAGCGGCAATGTCCGCATGATGTACGAAATGGAGCGGGCCATCTGGCGGCTTGCACCGGACGCGGGCAACAACACCCGGTATTATAAGCTGCTGTATATGGCCATGGAGCAGGACAAGGAGGCGTATCAGTACATCTACGAGGATATGAAGAAGCGGGGGTACAGCGACGGACAGCTCCAGAAGGGCATCAAGTCCGTTATTCAAGATTCCGGCGCGTCCGACGCTGACATGCGCAAGCAGCTGGAGGATATCGGGTACAGCGGAGAGGAAGCGCAGGAGTTCATGGACAAGTGGGCCTTCAAGGAGAAGTATGGCTATGCCTACGACGAGAAGAGAGACGCATTTGTCGAGGGCGCTATTTCCCGGCGACAGCTAATCGACGAGATGGTCAGCATTGACGGTAAGACCCGCGATGAGGCGGCGGCGTATGTGACGCAGCTGCAATGCGAGGTCGATACCGGCATCAGCTACAATGATCTTCGCGGGGCTTACAGTGCGGGCCGTATCCGCTACGATCAGGCGGTTTCCTACCTGAAACGGTATGGCGGCAAGGATGATGAATCCGCCACCAATACCGTTGAAAGATGGAAGTTCACCGGAGACATCGACGAATATAACGATATTTCTGTGGAAGCTGTGGCAAAGTACAACGAGTACTGCGCCAGCACGGGTATGTCAGAGGACACCTACTACAGAGCGTGGAGCGTCCTTCACAGCATAACCGGCGAGGATTATGACGGAGATGGCGAGAGTGACCGTTACTCCAAGATGGATAAGAAGCTGGCGTACATCGGTTCCCTGAATATCTCCTACGACCAGATGTTTGCATTGGCGCTGGCATCGGGTATCAGCGAAAAGCGGATCAACGAACGGGCACCGTGGTAACACGGAAGCGGCGGTGGGATAGAGTTTCCACCGCCGCTTCTGTTATGCTCTTTATAAAAAGGGAGGGATGGACATGAGCAATCTGCCCAACGCGGAGCAAAGCCCCCGCGTGGTAAACGGTGTAATCAAATGGTACGAGGGCGATACCTTCACCATGGATCTGGGTCTTGGACTGACGGATCAGGACGGGGAAGCGGTGACGCTGAATGCAGCGGACACGGTAAAGGTGACGTTTCGGGATAAAGGGGAGAACGAGGTGAAGGAATTTTCTTTTACCAACGTCAGCAAGGCCACGGTGACGCTGGACTTTAACGCGGCGGTGACGGCACTGTTCCCCAAAGGCAGGTACACCTATGACGTGGATGTTACCCATGGGTATCGCACGACGATTGCCCACAGCAATAAGGTGGTGGTGGAATGAGGCTCGATATTCAGGCGGTTTTAAGCCCGCAGCTCAAGGCACGGCTGAACGGCACGATCTCGCGGGGGCTTCAGGTGGTGGATATCAACGAGGACACCGGTCATCTGATCCTGACACTGACGGATGGCCAGACGGTGGATTTGGGCAAGGTGGTCGGCGATACCGGCCCGCAAGGCCCCAAGGGTGACACAGGCGCAACAGGCCCGCGCGGCCCCGCAGGAGCGCAGGGCGTGAAAGGTGACACGGGCGCACAGGGGCCGAAAGGCGATACCGGCCCCGCAGGTGAAAAAGGTGAGAAGGGCGACGCCTTTACTTACGCAGACTTTACGGTGGCGCAGCTGGCGGCGCTGAAAGGTGAAAAAGGCGACAAGGGAGCACAGGGCGAACAAGGCCCGGCAGGCCCCAAGGGGGAGACCGGAGCACAAGGCCCCACCGGCCCCAAAGGAGACACTGGCCCTGCTGGCGACAGCTACACGGTAAAGGGCCTGTATGCCACGCTGGCGGCTTTGCAGGCTG